CAGTAAAAAGAAAGCAAATTCGATTTACACGCATGGGCTCTGCCGATGCATGGAACTAATCATCTTTCAAGAGGAACAACTCTTTAAAGATACATTGGCAGCTGCTGCAAAATTTGAAAAACCAGTCACTCCTCCACCAGGAGTTGGTCCAGAAGAAATGCAGTTTTATCGCGAGGCGATGGACGAATATGACCAGCGTGTAAATCAACTTATGATGGCTTGCGTTAAAGCACAGATGATTCCACCTGGTGTTAGGGGACTAATACCAGATGGAGACATTACAATGCTTTGGCGTTGGCTTGGGCCGGTTTATGAAGAATCGACTCAAGATATCCTGAACAATTCAATTGTTGTAAGAAACTTACAAGAATTGGGTGTTGATAGCATAGAAGCACTGAAATATCTTTTCCCTTCAAAAACAGAAGAGGAAAGAGCGGAGATGCTTTCAGGATTTCCGTTCAGGATGGTTAACGAGTTACAAGGTGCTTACAACCAATTCTCTCGTTTGATAGGGGGCATGATGCAGACCCCTCATCCCCAATCTCCAGATTTGCCTATGGCAGCTGACCCGAGATTGGACCTTACTCCATATCTGTATCGAACACTAGAAGCATTACAAAAGGAGATGAGTTATGCAGGACGCTTCCGTCCAATCGATCCCACAGATGAGCCAGCCATCCGTGGCCCCGAGCAGCTACGTGGCGGCAGCACCGGCAGCTCCGGTAGCGGCCCCTCAGGTGGCCCCGGCTCAGGTGGGAACGTACTTCCCCCAGGCGGTGCCCCAGGCGGCTCCAGCCTCGACTACCAGTTACCAATCAAACCCGTCAGCATTCGCCCCCCCTTCCCAGGGTCAGGTGGATCAGGGGAACCCATGGGAATCGGCCTTCAACAAGGTGGTCAATCTGCTGGGCAGTCCGGTGCAATCCCCGTTCCAGGGAGCACCATCACAGGCCCCGGCTCAGACTCCGGGTCAGTATACCCCGGCCAATTGGGGACAAACAGCATCGACCCAACCAGACGTATCAACGAGCTGGGGTCAGCAGACCTCGCAAACAAGCCCGACCTCATACAACAGCTCTTCCCAAACTTCATCGATCAACTCGTTAGCCGACGTGGCGGATCTCCTTCAGTGGAGTCCAGAGAGTCAGATGGTAGTGGCGAACTACGGGACAGAGGCGCCAGCGATTCTAAACCAGTACGCACTAAACCTGGAAGGAATGCTGGACAGCGCGGTGGCGTGGGGAAACGAGGCAAGTAATACCCTGATGGGTTATGCCAACTTCTCCGTCAATGAGCATCGCGAGAATCTGGCTTACAACGAAATTCTTACTAATCCTGACATCTTGTCGGATTACACCTTGAATTTCTTTGGTCCTCAAGGTCCATACCCTGTCTACGAATCTGAAGCAGAATTAGCTACCCCTGGTTATCCAACTCAGCAGGTATCTAACGAGCAAATGATTCCTGGCGCAAACTTCCCTGCACCTCCACAGGCTGCTGCTCCTCAAGCTCCCCAAGATTTCTGGGGTTCTTTCAAGCAACAGATGGATCAAGATCCTACGCAAGCATGGCGTGTGATCAACCAGGCTTCACCTCAGGTGATGGCTAACAAACTCTTCGTAATGGAGTGATCCAATGCGTAACGCTTTGAAATATGGTATTCCTGCGGCTGCCGGTCTCGGCGCTGCAGGTCTTGTTGCCAGTCAAGGCGGGAATCCTGTTGAAGCCGGTGGCGCTGCTATTGCCGCTGGCTTGGGCGGTGCTGCTGGCTTAATAGGTGCTCGTCAACTTGCGGGTAGATACAACCCTCAATTAATGCAACGCATTAGTGGAACACTCTCTGATGTTGGCAATCGAGTTGGTGATTATGGCCGCAACCTTCCAGATGACAGTATTGTTCGCAAGCGTGGTACTGCCATGGCTGCCGATGCTGTTTCTGCAGTGGACAACCGCTTAATGGGTGTACCTGGCGAACGTAACGCTGCCATTCCTTTCCCAACTCAGGGTGTACAGCGCAACATTGGCAAAGCTGCTGCTGCTGGTCTAGTTCCAGCTTCTGCTGCTACCGCTGCCCTTGGCGGCTATGCTGCAGGACAAGCAGTTGGTGCTGTTGGCCAGATGATTGGTATTGATCCAGAACTTCCTGGTTCCAGTAATACAGTCAATTCTCGTTTGAACATGCAAGGTATGAACTACCTTCCCATGTATTGATTAGCACTTAACATATTTAAGACTGCTAAACTTTTAGTTAGATAGGGTAATTGTTTTGCCCGAATCTTTCGTTTGACAAACTTACTATCCGTATACGGAGGATAAACACAAGTGTTTTTAGATAACGACTTTCCTAAGATTTTAGGTGCGGAACTATACCGTCCGCATCCCGCTTATGTCTGTGAAATGGCTGTCGAGCCTGTAGTCGTACATGACTTCACCTCGCAGCCCGGCCAGACCGTGCAGCTGGATCGCTATAAGTTCTGGGGAACTCCTGGTACTAAGGATTCACGCGAGCGTATTGCTGACCAGACTATTGGTACAGCTAATAGCCGTAACATCACGAAGGAGAAAGTCCTTGTGGTGCTTAAGGAATACACCGGCCCTGCGGACCCAGGTGATCCTACCCAGCCTTCAACTTTCAAGATTGCTCGTGAGACCCTGGTCACCGCGCAGCGTTTGCTGCTCGACACCGGCAACCTGAACATGTTCCACCAGTCCATCGGTAGCTTGACGCTGCTTGATGACTACCGTCGTTGGCGTGACCGCGTCTTTATTGACGAACTTGCAAAAGCAGAAGCACAAGGTCAAGCTTCTAGCCTCCAAGGTGGTTACTACTTCGCTGGTGACAAGGCTAAGGATTCAACCGGCCGTATTTCTTATACAGCTGCTGAGTACACCGCACAAGTCCAACAGTTCTCTGTTCGTACTGACCTTCTCGAAGTTGTAAAAGATCTTCGTAAGCGCAACGTACCTACCTTTGCTGATGGTCTGTATCGCTGTATTTGCGATCCTACTTTCATGATGCATCTGCGTCGTGACGAAGACTTCCGTGAGATTGCACGCTACGCAGGCAATCCTGGACAAGGCATGTACATGGCTAACCCCATGATGCCTAACAACTCCAGTTTCTACATGGGACCACAAGCTGGTCAGGGCTACTTCCTGGCTGGTGAACCTGTGATGCCTACTGGCGTTCAGTTTGAAGGCGTTAAGTTCTTCGAGTCAACCAACTTCCCAAATAAGAGTGTAACCACCTCATTTGATGCTGGTGCTAACTACGCCTCTGAAGAAGTTGCACAAGGTTACTTCTTCGGTCCTCAGTCTGTTGGTGTTGGTATTGGCGGTCCTAACGCACAAGTACTCATTAACAACAATGATGACTTCTCTCGCTTTATCATCCTGATTTGGCAGCTTTATGCTGGTTTCGAGGTCTTGAACAAAGACTTCATCACAACTGCATTCAGCTACCTCTCCGATGACGGCGTGGTCTGATCATAAATAAGTCAACCTCTATCAAGAAAAATGGCATACTTATCTGCTAAGAAAATCTTCCCAGGTGACATGACTGAACCCCTTAATGGGTGGTATCAGAATATTGACACTACTGGTGGATCAACAAATAATGCCTCCGCGGCTGGCCCGACTTCGGTCTTGGCCAACCCCGGCTGGCAGTTCTATCAACTGCGTGGATACGTACCTGTTACCAATACTGTTGGTGCAGGCTACGTCACTGTGGGCGATGTGATCATTCCTTCTCCTTACAAGAATGATGACACTCGCGTCAACATCACTGGCATGACCGTTACTGCTGATGCTGATCGCCCTGCTTACGTTTATCGCACTGCTGTTTCCGTAGCCTCTGGCTGGGGTGACGGACGCGTTGCACTGGATGGCATCACTACTTCTGGCGCTACTCAGGTAATCGGTTTCGGTCCTGGTACTGCTACTGCTCCTGTAAGTTTCTCAGGTGTGGTTGAAGGAGCTAATATCACTGCTGCTGCTAGCAATCTTGCTGCAGGTACTGGTGGATTAGGCGCTTGCCCTCTAGATTCTTCTGTCGATTACGAAGTCTTAACTGCTAACACGAACTTCCGTGTTTATTCCAAGGCACTGACTAACTCCACTGCTACCAACGGCGGCTGGGCTATCTCTGATGCTGATAAAGCAGCTGGTCGCACTGGCTACATTCTTTGCGAAGTTTGCTTCGTACGTCAGGATGTACCTGTGGATTATGACGAAATTGAGCAGTATCTTCCCTACAAGATCGCCTCTAACTATCCTGGTTATTGATATTTAGGGTAACATGGGGCTAGTTAATAAATAGCTAGTCCCAATGCTCTTTAAACACAATAAAACCGGTGTAAGGTTAAAGATCGTGTCTGAATGGGATGAGGGCGATTGGTTCATGGTCGAAGACCAAGACGGTCGCATCTTTACTGTTTACAAGACAGAAATCGTTGAAGACAAGGAAGCATCTAAGAAGGTTAAAACTCTTCAAGTAAAAGATGCAGCCAAAGGAGACGAGCCTCGTAAATTTCCTACAGATGTTCGGCTTAATGTCAATGGAGCTACGGCTCAAATGATTGCCGATCATATCAAAGGAGTCGGTCTTAAAACTGCAAAAGAGATTAAGGATTTACAGCTTTCTTTGTCAGGCGAAAGGTTCACTAGCCTTGAGCAGTTAAAATCGATTCCTCGCGTAGATTGGGATTCAGTATTTGCAGCTGATCTAATCCGCGTCTAATGGTTAAGCCCCTGCAGGGGCTTTTCTATTATGTGTGCAGATTATAATTAACAGATACTGACGGTGCATTGTGCAGTTATCTGATTTCAATAAAAGCCGCATCAGGTATCATCTGGGGTATTACGTTACCAGTGTCCCAGCAGGTGACTATGCACGGCTAGAAGAAGCATTGAATTCTGTTCCTGATTCAGTGTTCAACGATAAGATCATTTATCAGATCAATCGTTGTGACGCTGCAGAGAAGAAAACACAGCTTGCTTCTTATGAGGATGACTTCACTCCTCCAAGCACAAGAGTCGAAGGCATTGTGGGAGACGTTGATCGTACGATCCGCTCCAGTAATGTCAAGGATGCCTTGAAAGTATGGGATGAAGTTTATCTGTATGAGACTAATCGTCTTGCACAGATTCTTTATGTACCTAACTACAAAGATCCATTCCAGGCACGTTACCGCTATGAGCGTTCTGGAGCAGAATTTATCATGGCTCTACCAGGCCCAGCTGATACAGCAGTGGGCGCAAACCTTTACCTTCGCGTTAACTACAGATAGCCATGAATGTACTAAATATTTTAAGAGGTGCTTACAACGTTGCTCGGCCTGCTTTAAGAAGCACAGCTGTAGATACAATTACCAACCCTCAAACGTACATCGGTTTAGCTG